TGAATCAGTAACACAAACAGAAAAAACACAACAGTTTAGTTTTACAGTTCTAGTAATGGACCAAATAGATTCTAAGAAAGAATATAATGCTGATATATTTACAGGTAACACTAATACTCAGGATATTTTAAACACACAGCTAGCTGTATTAAATAGACTAACATCAAGACTAAGATCAGGACAACTATATGATGATGGTTATCAATTAGTAGGAGATCCTACATGTGAACCATTTTTTGATAGGTTTGAAAATGTATTAGCAGGATGGTCTACAAGTATTACAGTAGAATTCTTTAATGACATATATAAGTGCTAATGAAATTTGATGAAACTAAGAAAATATTACAAGACTTTGTTAATGAAGTAGTTAGGTTATCAAAAAAGAACTTAGCTAAAAAGAAAGCATCAGGTAAGTTACAAAGATCTATTAAAGGTGATTCTAAAGTAAATCCTAAATCTTTTGAAATGAGTTTTGAGATGTTACCATATGGAGCTTATGTAGATGCAGGTGTAGATGGTAAGAAGAAAAGATATGGTAAAAGAAAAGCAGGTTTACCTACATATAGTTTCAAAGATAAGATGCCTCCTCCTAAAGCATTTGATAAATGGGTTATACAAAAGGGAGGTAAGTTTAATAAAAGCATAAGAGATGCTTCAGGAAGGTTTAAGAGCAGATCAGTTAAATCAGTAGGCTTTAGAAACTCACTAACATTTCTAATAGCTAGAAGTATATACATGAAAGGATTAGAACCTACTTACTTCTTTACAGATGCTTTTGAAACAGCATACAAGAAACTACCAAATGAATTTATACAGAAATATGAATTAGACATTGACAACTTTTTAAAATTTACAACAACATAATGGCAACTTATTTAGCAAGACTTAGATCACCTTTTTTTATTGATGAAACTTCTACAGCAACATCAGGTTCAGCAGACTTAACAATTACAATTAATAGTGCTACACAATATGTAATATCTAAAGATACAGCAAGTGATAGAGTTATATTTGAAGTGTCAGAATTAATAAGAGACTTCCTAGACATTACATGGGATGGTGTATTTCCATATAGTTCTACTACAACAGATAGTCTAGTAAAATATGCACAAATTAAAATAGAGTTTTTTGCAGGTAACAAAGCAACAAGAGCATTAACACCACAATCAGCAACTCAAACAATTACTCATGACCTTTATGGTTTTGATGCATATAGTGAATTTAAAGAAGGCTCTAATAAACAATTATCTTCAGGACAGTTATTACAAAGTAACACTACAATGTATCTTCCTGAAACTGGAGATGCATATGTGCCTTCAGAAAGTTCAAATGGTATAACTTATACAACAATTCCTGATACAGTATTAGATGGACAAAGTCAATTAATAGCAGGTATTACTGTAAATGTCAAAAGGATATGTGAACCAATATACAATATTATTAAGGTTATATTTGTAAACAAGTTTGGAGCTTTACAAGAATATTACTTTAACAAGAAAAACATACAATCATTAAATGTAACTAAAGAAAGCTATAAATCCACTTTAATATCAGGTCAGACTTATAACACATTTGACCATCAAAAATATCAATACAATAAACAAGGATCAGAAAGAATTACAATGAACACTGGTTATGTAGATGAAGGACAATTTGAACCTATAAAACAAATCATGCTATCAGAGTTAATATGGGCTGAAATAGGTGTAGCAGTTTATCCTATCAATGTAATAACAAGTTCATTAGAAAAGAAAACAAGGACAAATGATAGACTAGTAAATTATAGTTTAGATTTTGAATTTGCATATGATATGATAAATAATGTTAGATAATGAGTGCATACCAGTTATATATAAATAATCAAAGAGTTGAAATCTATGATGATGAAAGTGTTACTTTAACACAAACTATTCAGGATATAAAAGATGTATCAAAAGTGTTTACAGATTTTTCTAAACCTTTTACTTTACCTGCATCTAAAGAAAACAACAAAATATTCAAACACTACTATAGGTTTAATTTAGGATCAGGTACATCATTTGATGCAAGAAAAAAAGTATCTGCTAGAATAGAATTAAACACAATACCATTTAAAGAAGGGCTACTTAAATTAGATGGAGTAGATTTAGAAAACAATGAACCTAAATCATATAGAGTTACATTTTTTGGAAACACTGTAACATTAAAAGACACACTTAAAGAAGATGAGATTAATTCATTAAACTGGTTAGACAACTTTAATACAACATATAGTGCAGCACAAGTATTAAATCTTCTAACTAATCCTTTTGGAACTGGTGGTACTGGTACAGTTGGTAATAATAACAATGAAGTAGGAGTAACAGTAGATGACTTAGGGACTAATGTAACATACTACAAACCAGTTATCTGTCCATTAATATCTAACTCAGCTAGATTGTATATGGATGGTGGTATTACTGTACCATATCAAAATTCAGATGGATCAGAGAACTTAGAGTTAGGTGGGAACTTAGCACCAACTAATGCAGGATCAGAAACTGCTGCAGATGTACATGGAGTGTACTTTGAAGATTTGACATATGCAATACCAGTACATTTAATTATAAGGGCTATACAAAACCAATACACATCAATTAGATTTAGTGATGATTTCTTTGATTTAACAAATGGACCTGAAGCATACAAGAAGTTGTATATGTTGTGTCAAAATACAGAAGGTAGACAGTTTGAAAACATGGGGACTGCTTTAAAACAAATATCAGGCTTTAGTACAGCAACAGCATTAAACAATAAAATTGCAGTTACTTTTAATGCAATATATGTTTTTGGTTTAAGTTCAAATGAATCTATAGTTGGTAACTTTAGTTTCCAAACAGCAACAGCATATCCTACTTTTACAATTAGAGTTAGAAGAGGTGGAACTTCTGAAGTATATACTCAAACATTTACAGGAGGGACTAACACAACAAATGCTTTTACAGTAATCATGTATAATTCATCAGCAGGATATACTATTGAAGTAGAAACTGACACTGCATTTGATATATCTAGTTTTACATTTCAAGCAACAGATGGAAGTGGTAATCAAACATCACATCAACTTACAAATGTATCAATACCTTTAGAAAAAGAGTTCATAATTAAAGATCATCTTCCTGCAATAAAAACAATAGACTTTCTTACAGGTTTGTTTAAAATGTTTAATCTTACAGCATTTGAGCAAGATGGGATAATTCATGTAAAAACACTAGAAGAATTTTATAATGCAGGATCAGTTAGAGACATAACAGAATTTGTAGATCCTACAACAATGAAAATTAACAAAGCTCTACCATATGAAGAAATAAAATTTAAATACAAAGACACTGATTCTAAATTAGCAAAACAACATGACCAATTAAGTGGCTCATCATGGGGTTCTTTAGGCTATAATAACAATGAAGATTTAAATAGCAGTAACAGTGTATTTAATGTAGAAGTACCTTTTGCACATATGAAGTTTGAAAAACTATTAAATGGTGCAAATGAAACAGAAGTGCAAGTTGGATGGATGGCAAATGAAAATGGAGAACCATATTTTAAAGATGCATTATTGTTTATACCAATATATCAAGAATCTGCAAATGATATTAGATTTTTAGAACAGAAAACAGGGACTGGAGGAATAAATGACTTTGGTGAGTTTTGGATGCCAAGTAATTCTGTAAGTATATTACCTGAAGTAAATAAAGAAAACATACATTTTAATTTAGAGTTAAATGAGTTTACTAACAGTATAGCATTTACAGACACATTATTTGAAAAATATTATAGATTTTATATTCAATCTGTTTTTAATAGATCAAAAAGACTTACAAACATTACTGCTAGATTACCAAAAAAGTTTGTTTTAAACTATACTCTTGCAGATATTGTAAAGATTAGTGGGGAATCTTATAAAATAAACAGCATTACTACAAACCTATTAACAGGAAGTAGTCAATTAGAGTTGTTAAATGAAACTGTAGATATTGCACCAACTACACCAACTGATACAGGAGGAGGAGAAACAACTCAACCACCAACTACACCATTAACAAATGTTCTTTACTTTGAAGATTGTGCCAATCTAGGTACATTTTATGAATCATCATCACCATTATCTACTTTAAATTTAGCAGATGATAAAAGAGTAGTTGATGGAAGTGGTAATTACTACATAGTAAAAGGTAATGTGGGAGCAGGGACATATACATCAAAAACAGTTACTGATACAGGTTTTTCAGGATGTCCACAAACAACTACACCTCCAACATTATATTATAGGTTAAAAAGATGTTCTGATAATAATGATGCATTTAGAACAGATACAGAAGTAGGAAATCCAACTTTAGCAATAACACAAAAAGTACAAGATG